AGACCAACGACGGTCACGTCTGGGGAAAGGGCGTCGACTCGAAGTATCTGGAGATCGGGGAGATGGTCCCGGTTCCAGAAGGGACCGAGAAGCCGAGGCGCGGCCGGAAGAAGACAGCTCCCGAAGCAGCTCCCGAAGCAGCTCCCGAAGCAGCTCCCGAAGCAGCTCCCGAAGCATAACAGAACGAGCCGGGGAACGCACCGGCTGAGGAGTAAGTAAGAGCTCCTCGCCCAGTGGAGCCGTCACTCCATTGGGCACCCCGGAGTGGTACAGGAGGGTTCGAGTCCCTCCCCGGGGTCTAACCTACATGCTAAAAACTATGGAAAAGTTCATTAAATTCCTGAAAGACAACAACGCATGGAAAAACTTCCAAAGAGCATTCAAAAGTTACGGAAGAAACGTAAAAGACTACAAAAAGGAATGCGAATCAATCGAAGGCATAGAACTAGACGCCGCATTCAGGTGGGACAAAACAGAGGAGGGAATCCAGTACTGGAATGATCTAAACGATAAATGGCTAGGAGAAAACCAATCGCTTAAAGATGAATTACTGAGCGATGACTAACAGGGAAAAAGCAATCAAAGTGATCCGGCAGGTATAGCTGGACGCGACCCTCCGAAAGGAGGAATTAATTAGAAAAAAACAGTTTAGAAAAATTATGAGTAACATACTTAAACACGCTGACCAAATCATCAATGAGCGGTCGGAGGAAAAGGAGCGACAATACGGACCGTTCATGGAATGCAACCAGAAGGCCGCAGAGATCGCCTCGGTCATTACCGGTAAGCCTCTGACCGCTCTTGACGTGTCTTGGGTCCAAGTGGCAGTGAAAATGGCACGTGAATCCAATGCGCACAAGGAGGACAACCTCCTTGATATGGTAGCCACAATCGGGGCCATCAACAACGAACTCGAGGAACCCAAGCCGTTAAAAGCTCAGGGAGTAGTACCTACGTACTTCTCAACCATTTCGGAGGCTGTGGACTTCATCCGGATCAGTCCCATCGAGGTGCATGAGATCAAACATGTTCTCACCGAAGAGGGACGCAGAATAGCTGTATATTACTCTCCCAGAGAAGATCAGGAACAGTACAATCCATTCTCAAACATCAAGCCATGAATACACAAGACTTTAAGCCATTCATTAAGAGCTGGGAAGAGATTTATGCCCTCCAGGGAGAGCTCCAGCTCATGTACAGACCATATTTCAAGGAGCGCATCGCGAACTTTGACATTAACACTTTGGAGGATCAGGAGCTTTTCAAAAAACTCTGTTGGCAGATTGTCGAGGAACTCGCTGAGGCAAAGGAAGCTATCGGGGAGGAACTCGATGGCGAGCACTTTGACGAGGAGCTGATCGACGCATTCAACTTCATGCTAGAGCTTCACCAGCTTTATGGCATGACTCCTTCTTTCGACTGGACGCTGCCTAAATGGGCACAGGATTCTGAAGACAAAGATTTTGCGGGAGATCTGCTTACCTTAATCGGAAACATCGGCATGACAGCAAACTGTCTCAAGAACCGGGAGTGGCGACAGTCTCAATATCTGGTAGACCTGGTAGTTTTCGAGGACAGGCTCAAGGGGATATGGACTTCCTTCGTCATAATGTTCGAGCATTTGGGTCTCTCAGAGACTCGAGTCAAAGAGCTCTGGTCGTTGAAGTATCAAGTAAATATGTTTCGCATTAAATCCAAATATTGACATGGGTAGAATATTCAAAGACTGTTTCGAAATGATCCGGGAGATGGATCGGGAGCTCAAGGTTTCCGGCATCACGGTTCCGGTCAACCATTACCAAAACCAGGAGCTCAGCGGGGACGCCCGGCTCACCAAGGAACTCATCGGAGTGAGCTTTGTCATCTCAAAGCCGTATCTCGGCAAACGCGAGATGCTCAACTTCATGTTCAAGGATGAGGCCGAGCTCATCGAGGAGTACTGCCGAGCAGAGCTCTCCGACCGGCTTGACCGAGACGGAGTCAACCCCGGTAAAAGCTGGAAAATCCGGCGGGACTTGTGGCAGAAGCTGGTGAGCAAGACCCGACAGGAGGGTCGCTTCGACTACACTTATTCAGAGCGTCTGCACCTCTCCTCCAAGGGGACCGAGCTCCACCAGTTGGATAATGTCATCATGACTCTCCGGGACGACCCGCACTCCAGACGAGCAATGGTCATGATCTTCGAGCCGGAGGACACTCGGGCAACAGCCGGGGCTTTGACCCGAGTACCTTGCTCCGTCAGCTACCAGTTCCTCATCCGAAACAATCGGCTCCACGTGATATATTACATTCGGAGCAATGACTTCTTCAAGCACTTCGCAATTGACATCTGGTTGACGGAGGCTATGCTGGACTACGTGTTCAACCTCCTCGCAGTCACCTACCCCCGTCTAAAGAAGGGCTCTCTGCACTACTTCGCTGGGTCCCTTCATGCATACAACGAAGATCTTTCCAAATGGGTAATCTACTAAATTATGACTATCGACGAAGCAAGAGCTAAAGCTCATCAGCAATATGACGATTGCATGTTCTGCCCGGGATGCTCGAAGCTCCTGACTGGGCTCCACATGGAGAGCAGGTGTTACACAAACTGGATCGAGAAGAAGGCACAACAAATCCTCAAAAACTCTAAGAAAAATGTCCGTAGAAGTTAAAGTATTGATCGGGGTAGCCTTGACCTCTTTGGCTGGAGCAACTGTATTCTATATATAACATTCTTAGTTGCGGTCGATGAAGTCAGAAAGGACATAAAGCGCAAAAGACATGGCAGGAGGAAATGAGGAGCCCATCATCATTGGGCTGGCAATAGCAGTAATAATCGGAATAGGGATCGTCTGTCTCATAGACGCTCTCAAAAACAAACTCAAGTGATATGTGTGGAATAAGTATATCGAGAAGGATCAACACTGTCTACAAGATACAACATCGGGGGACTGAAACTGTTCAGATTGCTCAGGGGGGATGGTTTCTCGGTCATGTCCGTTTGCCCATTCAGACTGAGCCAGGGGATGACCTGGCTCAGCCCATAAAACTGGCAGGAGACAACGGATGGCTCCTTTACGTCGGGGAGATCTACAACTACCCTCAGAAGTATAACAGCGACGTCGAGTACCTCCGCGACCTGTTTGGATCCTCGTGTCTCGAAGACATCATCTATGAAGCCAACAACTGGGATGGCATGTGGGCAATATGCTGGTACCGGAAGGGTCAAATTATTGCTTTCACCGACCCCCTCGGAAAGAAGCAACTCTACTATAACCAATTCGGGGAAATCTGCTCGGAGATAACCCCGTTGGTGTCGGACTTCCGAGACTTCGACCTGTATTACCAGTCGGAAGTCTTCAAATGGGGGTACAACTGGGATGACAGAACTCCATGGAACAACGTCAAGCGTATTATGCCGAATACTGTCTATTCCTTCGATGACATGAAGGTGAAGCCTACCATTATCCGGAGGGACTACTATAGATGGGGGATAGGGGAACGGAGTCATTTCGCAAAATCCGAGTTCGCCGAAGTCCTCCGGGGCTTGGTCGAGAGGTCCGTAAAACGCCGGGCAATGTACTCTAAAGTCCCGGTCGGAGCTTTGGTTTCTGGAGGACTGGATTCATCCATAGTTGCCTCTATTCTTCATCGAATGGGCCTGGGGGTTAATCTCTATATGGTGGAGAATAATGAATCAAAATTTGGCATGCTATTGTCCGAATTTTTAGGGGTTTCTATCACCTCTCTTGGCCCTATCCCCGATGATGATTGCCTGGAGAGGTGTCTCCGCTACAACGAGACCCCCATCGACTTGGGCTCCATGATCCCCCAGTTCAGACTCATGGAGAAGGTACGAGAGAAGGTCATCCTGACCGGGGATGGAGCTGACGAACTACTCGGGGGTTATCGCCGAGTCGATGACTACGACTCCCAGCTCTCAGACGTGTTCCAGGAACTTCCGTTCTACCACATGCCTCGTCTTGACCGGGCTTCCATGAGGAGCACAGTCGAACTCCGGTCCCCATTCCTGGGGCATGACGTTGTCAGGTTCGCTCTCCGTTTGCCCCGGGAGGACAGAACTCACAAACGCATTCTCAAAGATGCTTTCAGCGACGTCCTGCCTCAGGAGATTCTCGACCGACCCAAAGAACCTCTCAAGTGCCAAAGTATCAGGCAGGATCCGATGGCGTACCGCAAGAAGTGTCACGAAATATTCTACAACTTATGGCAATAGCTATTGGATATTACCGGGTATGGTTTAAAGAAGATGACTCCAATACGGAAGCTCAGTGGTTCAAAATGACGCTGCGGAATGGGTCCATTAGGCCTTCCATACGTTCCATAAGTCGGGAAGAGGCTTTGTGGTGGATCAAGTTCCGAAAAATGAAGGACGTTACACCCGGCAATCCTGCGGGCAAGATATTCGAATCGGAAGGCCAACCGTTCAGGAAGGCATTCCAGGAGCTTCCCCTTCACACACGTTACAATTTTATCGAAGGGGCAGCTCTCTCATCAGGTACAACACACAGAGCTCGTCTCGAAAAATATTTTAAAAAATGAAAATCGTAAAAGTAAGAAATGTCAAGACCCCGACCAGAGGAACGGGTCTGTCCGCCGGGCTGGACTTTTACATCCCGGAAGACTTCGAAGCCAAACAGATCTGGCCGGGCGAAAGCATCAACATTCCGTCGGGTATTCGAGCTCGAATACCCCGGGGGTGTGCCCTCATCATGTTCAACAAGAGCGGGATTGCCACCAAGTTCCAGCTCCAGGTCGGAGCCTGCGTGGTTGACGAAGACTACCAAGGAGAAATCCATCTGCACGTCATGAATGTCGGCAAGGAGATCGTCATCCTCAAGCCGGGGATGAAGCTGGTTCAAGGTTTGGTGATGCCTATTGTCTATGTTGGGGTAGAAGTTCTCGAGTCGGAGGACGAGCTTTTCCCGCAATTGACCGAAAGAGGACAGGGGGGCTTCGGGTCCACGGGTGAATAGGACCCCCGGCCCCAAAAGTTGATGGTTTTATTGTTTCTTTGTTTACAATTTTCCCATGGCCCCGGCCCAAAAAGCTGGTCAAACCATTGTTTCATTGTTTACAAATCAGGGGGACTCCCGGCCCCAAAAGTTGATAAAACCATTGTTCCATTGTTTATTGGCAAAAATCTCGACAGCCCCTCCCCTAAAATCCGGGGGACCCCTATTGTTTATTGTTTATTGTTCCAATGGAAAGAATCCCAAATCATTGATAATCAATCACTTAAATTAAAACAGCAGTAAACAATGAGAAACAATAATAAACAATCATTGTTTCTCGATAATCGA